ACCAAGGGTTTGATGGCTCGCGGACCAATGGCCTAACATGACCTACGACGAACTTTACGCAAACATTCAGGCGTATTTAGAAAATACGTTTCCTGACACGTACCTTGCTGACGAAAGCACTGTTGATACTGAGACCCAGATCAACACCTTCATCAAGCAGGCGGAGCAGCGCATCTACAACACGGTGCAGTTTCCTTCGTTGCGTAAAAACGTCACAGGCGTCACCGCCCTGAACAACAAGTATCTCTCCTGCCCGAATGACTTTTTGGCCACGTATTCGTTGGCCGTCATTGACGCCACGGGCGCGTATGAGTATTTGCTGAACAAGGATGTGAACTTCATCCGTCAGGCGTACCCACAGCCTACTGATACTGCGCTTCCAAAGTACTATGCGTTGTTTGGCCCCACAACTTCTGACTCGACCATTACAAACGAGTTGTCGTTCATTCTCGGCCCAACACCAGACGCAAACTACAACGTTGAGCTGCATTACTACTACATGCCTGAATCAATTACCGTTGCCGCCGATGGCCGCAGCTGGCTCGGTGATAATTTTGATACCGTCTTACTCTATGGGTCTCTAGTAGAAGGATATTCATATATGAAAGGTGAGCCCGATCTGTTGGCCTTGTACGACGGGAAATACAAAGAAGCGCTTGCACTTGCAAAACGCCTCGGAGACGGACTCGAAAGACAAGATTCATACCGAGCAGGCCAATACCGTCAGGCGGTCACATGAAAAAATGTACAACGTGCTTAACTAAACAAGCATTTGAGGCATTTCATAAAGACGCGTCACGTAAGGATGGGCATCGTGAGCTTTGTAAAGCCTGTGTAGCGTTGTATATGCGTAAAAATTACGTGGCTAATAAAGACGCAATTGTTGAAAAAGCTAACAAATGGGTTTCTGAAAACAGAGAACGCCATAACGCCAAATGCAACTTGTGGGCTAAAAATAACCCGGGTAAGGTTAATGCTCGTACAGCTAGACGTTACGCGGCAAAAACACAGGCCACACCAAAATGGCTTACAGCTGACGATTATTGGATGATTTCTGAGGCGTATGATTTAGCACAACTACGCACAAAAATGTTTGGCGTTTTGTGGGAAGTCGATCATATCGTGCCACTTCGTGGGAAAATGGTATCTGGTTTGCACGCGCCTTGGAACTTGCAAGTTGTGCCAGCCCATTTAAATCGAAGAAAGTCCAATAGATCGCCCAATGACCATCGCACAAGGCGCAACAAACACATTCAAGGTCGGGCTGCCCTCGGGCACGTTCAACTTTAACTCTGGCTCGTTCAAGATTGCGCTGTACACTGGCGCGGCTTCGATCAACCAAGACACTCCCGCATACACAACGTCCGGGGAAGTCGTAGCCTCGGGTTACACAGCAGGCGGCGAAGCGCTGACCATTACGCAAGTGCCTACAATAGGCAACCAAAGCGGGGTGGCTACGGCCTACTTGTCGTTTGCCAACGTGACTTGGAACGCAGCGCTGACGACTCGGGGCGCGTTGATTTACCAAGTGGGCGGCGGCAACCCCTCCGTCTGTGTTCTGGACTTTGGCGCAGACAAGAATTCAACCACAACTTTCACGGTGCAGTTCCCTGCTGCTACCAATACAGCCGCGATTATTCGCATCTCTTGAGGAACCACTATGTTCAACGAAAAAGCACAATCCGCCGACCACACTGTTGCGTCTTTTGTGGCCAACACAGGCTTGAAGCAATCTACCAAGGCTGGCGGCGTGTACCACGTTCAGTGCTTGGACAAAGACGGCAATGTGAAGTGGGAAGACTCCATGCACAACCTCGTGGTTAACGAAGGTCTTGCAGACATGAACACCAAGTACTTTGAAGGCAGCGCGTACACCGCGGCGTTCTATCTTGGCTTGGTGACTGGCCCCGGATCGGGCACTTCATACGCTGCTGCCGACACTTTGGCATCTCACTCTGGTTGGACTGAGTTCACCAACTACTCAGGCGCTCGTAAGGCTGTGACTTTTGGTACGGCCACGGTTGCTGACCCTTCTGTGCTTGCCACATCTTCGGCGGTCAGCTTCACGATCAGTAGCTCTGGCGGCGTAGTGGCTGGCGCATTCTTGTGCACAGTGGCAAGCGGTACTTCTGGTGTGTTGTTCTCCGAAGCTGACTTCCAGTCGCCCGGCGATCGTACAGTTGTGTCTGGTGACACTCTGAACGTGACATACACCTTCAGCCTCGACGCCGCTTAATCTTCAGGGAGTAACTCCCTGTGCTTGGGTTCACCCCACTTGCAACAACGCCGTTTGCGGTTGCCAACGCCGAGACAACATACCTCAGTGAAATAGCTGAGGGTGGGGCGGTTGCACAAGCAGACTTTTTTGCGTTAGCGGTGTTTACTCCTGTTGTTTTGGAGGTCTCCACAGCTTCGGATAGCGTATCGGTTGATTCGTCTGTCTTTGGTGCAGACGTTGTGGAGACCGCAGCGGCATCTGAAACTGTTGCCGCACTTGTCGTCTTTGTTTGCGCTGTAGAAGAAGCGCTGACCGGTACAGACGTTATGTCTGCGCTGATTGACTTTGCGGTTGCAATTGACGACGGCAGCACGGCCTCTGAGCAAGTAGCAGCGCAAGCTGCGTTTGCTGTTGCCATCAATGAAGCTTCTGTAGCGGCTGACGAGCTTATTGCGAGCCTAGCCTACGATTGCAGCATTGCAGAAACCGTTACAGGTAGCGACGCAGATTCTGCGTTCGCAGACTTTTTGGCAGCCGTTACAAACTTGGCAGCAGGCACAGACACGGTCAGTGCTGCGGCGGATTTTGGCGCAGACGTGTTGGACGCAGCGTCTGGTAGTGACAGTGCTCTTGTTGCCCCCTCCACATTCAACGCTCCAATTGTGGAGTCTGTATCAGCCGTCGATGCCTTTTTGGCTTCAGCAGTTTTATTTGCTGCCGTTCAAGACGGCGCGGTTGGTGTTGATACCATCGTAGCTAGGTTCCTGTGGGAGTTGATTGATGACGCTCAGAGCGCAAACTGGGCCACAATTGGGGATGCTCAAACCCCAAACTGGGCTACGTTAACCACTGCTCAAACGGCCAGTTGGGCAACAATTAACGACACACAGACTCCCGGATGGACGACAATTGATGATGCCCAGTCAGGCTTTTGGGCCGTCATTGGGACAGATAACTAAAGGTACGACATGGCAGTTGTTTTAAAAGACCGCGTAAAAGAAACCACCAGCACGGCTGGCACATCTGACTTTGTACTGGGTGGCTCGTCCTCTGGGTACCAGTCCTTTTCCGTCATCGGCGCAAACAACTTTACGTACTACTGCGCATACGACAACGCCACGGGCGAGTGGGAAGTTGGTTACGGGCAATACACCACAACGGCTGGCGGCACGCTGGTGCGTACACAAGTCCTATCCAACAGCGCAGCGACCACAAGCAAGATTTCGTTTGCGGCGGGCCCCAAGGATGTGTTCATCACGTACCCCGCTGAGAAGGCCATCTACGAAGAGGCGTCGGGCAACGTTCTGATTGACGGCGGCCCAATCACAGTGATTGGCAGTGGCGTTACGGGGTACACAACCTTTTCCGCAGCCTTGGGTGAGTTGTATGCCGACGTTGATTCCTTTGCGCAGCTCTACGCCCAGAACTTGAATGATGGTGGCAGTGCATCGGCTGACTTTGTTGCGTACAACGACCTCGGTGACGGGGTAAATAACTTCGTTGACGTCGGTATCAACAGCTCGAACTACTCTTCGGTCGATTACCCCATCTTCACGCCCGGCTCCGCCTATGCGTTTAACGACGGTGGCGAGTTGTTTATTGGTAGCGCCACGGATGATGTGGTGTTGTTTGCTGGTGGTGTGGACACCACTGATGAAGCCGTCCGTATTGACAAAACAACCAAGAGCGTCACAACAGTAGCCGACGTAAACGTCGGCGGTGCACTGGATGTTACAGGCGCAGCGGTGTTTGGCTCTACCGTTTTACTGAACGAAGACCCTACTCTTGCGTTGCAAGCGGTCACCAAACAATACGTTGACAACGCCACGTCAAACGGCTTCCACGTGCACACACCTGTACTTGTGGCAACAACCGGCAACCTTACAGCCACTTACAACCAACCCGGCGGCGCTGGGGTAGGCGTAGGCGCTACGCTGACA